GAAACAGACTTCAACAAGGTTGTGGTTACATGAGTATTTTAAATGAAATGCTAGGCAAGCTCACAGATGTTTTCAGTAAGTCACCTTCAAGCAATATCGGGAAACTTTTATCTATAGCTTCAGAACAGATTGAAGAGATCAGGGACACACTAAATACGGTTGACGAATGGAAAGACATCGACAAGGCAAAAGGGAAAGGTCTTGATCGGATTGGTCAAGATATTGTGAGAGAGTACAGGGGAGACCTGACAGACGAAGAGTACCGCATGAGAATCAAGACAAAGATACAAGCAAACCTTTCTAAAGGTGACATTGAGACGATCAATGAAATTACGAGAGTGTTTCTTGATGATTCTTTAATTGGTACAAGAGAGCTTTGGTCAATAGAGGATGAGATATTCGAAAAAGAACCTGCAGCTGTTTTGATATCCACTAAAGAACACACGCCTTTTCCAGTCGGTGTAATAGGTCGAGTGGTAGCTGGAGGAGTCAATATATACTGGCACGTTATTTTTAAGACGTCTCACATTAGCATCACTGCTCAAAAGACATCTGGGAAGTCTGCGCCTTTTCCTTATGCAGGTCAACTGTATGGCAGTGATGTGAGGAAACCAAATACTTATGGCGTTGTATTCCCAAAGGATTTAACGCTATTTACAGAAGAGAACCAGGGAGAAGTGTTATACAGAAAGGTTTCCCCTGATCTGAGAAACTATAGTGATGGTGTTCGTTTTGATGAGTCTCTAGACACTTTATCAGAACCGATAACAGGAGACTCTATATTTTCAAGATGCGGAACATTCTATTCTGGTGAGGAGGTGTATTGATGTTAACAAATGGAGCCTTAGTGCAGATTGCTGAATATGTAGATGACCAGGTTACAAGTGGCGACGTTCTCATAGGAGGAACCGTTTATTCTGTAGGCATTCGCCGATCGCTTGTTGAGGGAAGAACAGTAAGGAAGCACATTTACTTAAGTCACAAGGATCCACACGGAACGATTGATCGAGCTCGATTGTTCAATAAACAAGGTGAAGTGTTCGCTGAGCGTACTGACCCCCAAGTGCATGAAGAGGGGAAAGGGTTGCTCCTAGAATTCAAATTCACTATTCAGGAGGTGTAATGAATGAGCAATGAATATCTACGGAATCAACAATATGATCCTTTAGAATGGGAAGACCATGTTGAGGATTCGAGCGGAAATGTGCTTGTTGAAGGCGACCCGGTAAACGAAACAAACTTAAATCGTATGGAAACTGGTATCCTTCTTAGTCATCTTGATGTTGGGGTTCTGGCGCAACTGGCCATGCAACAAACGCGACAAAACGCGCTAGAGATTCAAAAATACAAAAACCAACGCATTCTCCAAGGCAAAGAAACCATCACAAACACTGTTTCAGATGACGGATATTTCAGATCATCAGAACCATTCGTTGAAGTTAGTCTTGAAGGATACGCGCAGATCAACGCACCTGACTATGATGTGCAGCTGAGCGTGATTTCAGGTGATGGTGGAGCAATTGGCGATCTAATCGCTTATGAAAAAACGCAAAATGGATTCAAAGTCAAAATGACGGGCTCTGCTGAGTCGGTCACTTTTTTATGGACTCTAATCAACCCGAATGTATAAGGAGGCGTGACCATTGATTAAATCAAATGTGAACGAAGGCAAAAAAGCAAGTCACTCCATTAATGGTACCGAGCTAACTGTAGGTGAAGTCACAATCGATTTACAGAAACGCCAGGGAGATACACAGAAAGTTATTGATGTGTGCCTGGATAACCAACTACAAACCATGCGTGAAGGTATGGGTGCTTGGTACGTGGCCACAATCGTTATCCCGCCAAAACAAACTGAAATTTATGATACTGGCGAAACGGATGAAGAAGGAAACGCAGTTAATGCAGAACGCACACTATCACTAGACATGAACAAAGTAGAACTACGTCTGTGGGGCTTACCTGAAGAATACGGACAATCAAACCCAGAAGGAGCTGAAGTATAATGCCATTTATCTTAAGTACAAAAGACGCCTACCGCCAAGCTCAAAAGGGTATTGCTCTGCGAAAGGTCAGGGTTTTCATCTCATGACCAACGCTGAATGGGCGGCTATTGCTCTATGGTGTAAAAAGAACGGAACAATGCCTCGAGGGAATAACGACTACGGCAAAGATCATTCTGCTTCTTATGAACGAGGTGTAGCTGCAGGTGCTGACCGTGTATTAACTGGATCTGGTCCAGCTTCATGGTCTCATGATGGAACGAATGCAGGCATTTATGATCTGAACGGTAACGTTTGGGAATGGACAGACGGATTGAAGCTCATTGACGGTAAAATCTACGTTCATAATGATAATGATTTCAATACACCAGGAGGAGCAGGTGTTATTGATCAGTGGGTCGATACTGGTGCAGCATTCGATGTTGAATCTGGCAATCTTGTAATCAATGACACTGTTGTAAACCCTATGGATGAAGCATCCAATGAGTACAAGGACCGTTTATTAGAAAACATTACTGCTGCAACAGGGTACACAATCCCGGATCTACTCAAACATTTAGCAATCGCTCCATTAGACGCGAACCATGGCGGAGACAACGTGTGGGTTCGTAACTACGGTGAGCGTCTGCCTCGTCGGGGTGGCTATTGGATCAACGGTTCCGAGGCGGGCGCCTTTGCCTTGGACCTGACCGATGAGCGTTCGCATTCGTATTCGGACTTCGGCATCCGGTCCGCGTTCGTATCTTTGTAATCTGAATTCTGAATATCTGAAAGGGCCCACGATAGTGGGTCCTTGCTTTTTGAAAGGTGTCGTTTATGCCAAAGAAAGAAGACCTGATGATTCTGCAAAAGTGCTATGACATGATGCATTACGGATACACAGCTTTGCGCCAGTATCCAAAATCCGAAAAGCACACACTTGCAGCTGAAACCAAACGAAGCATGTATGATCTATTGAAGTTAATCATTAGAGCCAATAAGAAATACCACAAGAAAACGACTCTCCAAGACTTAGACATTGAACTAGAGAACTTAAGATACCTGGTTCGATTAGGTAATGGATTAGAGTTCTTGCCATTCAAAAAGTATGAGAACTGGTCAAGAATGCTGAACGAATTAGGCAAGATGCTTGGTGGTTGGATTAACGCAGACAAGAAAAAATAATTACATATGGGGAATAGGCCATTTTTGTGAGCGTATGCCTCGTCGAGGTGGCAATTGGAACAACGGTTCCGAGGCGGGCGCCTTTGCCTTGAACCTGAACAATGAGCGTTCGAATTCGAATTCGAACATCGGCTTCCGTTCCGCGGTTCTCCCTATCAGAAGTGTTAGGCGCAAAGCGCTTAGCTCCAGCATGGTGGAAAACGGGTTTGTTTCCCTGCTCATAGAGAGCAAAAAAAATAAATTGCTGGTGAATCAGTTAGTAGTCAAAGGAACGAAGGGTGATACAATCAGCGCAATTTTAATTAGTAGCGAGGGTTAAGTTTGAAACGATTTAACAATTTATTTCCGAAAATCATCGACTACGAGAACCTATGGCATGCTTATTTGAACGCCAGGAAGAATAAGAGATTCCGAGGCGAAGTGCTTGAGTTTTCTAACAATGTAGAAGAGAACCTTATTCAAATACAAAACGAGCTCATACACAAAATGTACCAGGTAGGCAGATATAGAGAGTTTCATGTCTACGAACCCAAGAAACGTCTAATTATGGCATTACCCTTCAGAGATCGAGTTGTTCAATGGGCCATTTATCAAGTAATCGAACCTCTTTTTGATAAACAATTCATCGATGATTCTTTTGCCTGCAGAAAAGGAAAAGGCACACAAGATGCAGCCAAAAAGCTTCAGTATTGGATGCGTAAACACGAGCGAAGTCACCAGCGCCCTTATTACCTGAAGTTAGACATATCGAAATACTTTTACCGCATCGATCACGATGTGTTATTAAATATCTTGAAAAACAAAATAAAAGACCGAGACTTGCTCGATCTTTTAGAAATCATCATTCGCTCAGAATCCACGAAATTTGGTGTACCTCTTGGAGATCACCATTTTGAAAACGAACGAATTGAAGGAATAGGAATGCCAATAGGAAACCTTACAAGTCAATTATTTGCAAACCTATACCTGAATGAACTAGATCAATACGCTAAGCATGACATGCAACTGCAGCACTATATCCGTTACATGGATGATGTTGTCGTCTTACACCACGATAAAGATGAACTTCATCGAATCCTCGAAGAAATCGAACTGTTTTTAAACTATGACCTCAAATTACAAAT